GAATTATGGAAGGTGTAGAGTGGGTCTGGAATAATGGCATCATTGAAGCTCAAGAAATTGAAAAAATAGAGACTGAAATTAAACGTGCTCCGCGTGCGGATCTATATGAAACGCAGGTTCGTGAGTTTAAAAATTTCCTCTCGTTACTGAAATCTAATTAATTAGGAGTATCAAACATGACTGATCAAGTAGAAGATCTGGATGTAGAGCTCGACGAGGAAATCGAAGAAGCTCATGATCCAAAAAATGCTGAAGCTCAATCAGTAGCATCTGTAGATGCAGCTGAAGATAAAGGCCCTAAAGCGAAAGCTCGTAAAGGCGATAAGAGTAACAGCGAACCAATGCAAAAAGCACCTGCTGCTCCAGCAGCGATGAAGGCAGAAAACGTTGAATTTGATGGGGACTTTAGTGAGGACCTTAACGCTCTGGTGGAATCTGAGGCAACACTCTCTGATGAGTTTAAAGCCAAAACAGCAGTAATCTTTGAAGCAGCGGTAAAGTCTAAACTTGCCGAAGAGATCAATCGTCTTGAAACTGAGTACCAAACACAATTGGACGAAGAAATTCAAGCGACTAAAGAAGATCTAGTCGAAAAAGTAGACAGCTACCTCAACTATGTGGTTGAGAATTGGATGAAGGAAAATGAACTAGCGATTCAATCTGGACTACGTGCAGAAATCGCAGAAGGATTCATGGAGAAGTTGAAAGACGTATTCACTGAATCTTATGTTGAAGTTCCTGAGTCTAAAATCGACCTAGTAGACGAACTTGCAGCAGCAAACGATGAACTTGAAGAACAAGTAAACGAAGCAACTGCAAAAGCTCTAGGACTTGCAGAAGAGCTAGAAGGATATAAGCGCGAGGCAATCATTCGTGAAGCTTCTCGTGATCTAGCAGACACTCAAGTTGAAAAGCTTACTAAACTCGCAGAGAGCATTGACTTTGAATCAGAAGAAGATTTTGCAGCAAAAGTTGCAACTCTAAAAGAATCTTATTTCAAAGCAACACCTGCAGCTTCACCAATTTCAGAAGATTCTGAAGATGATGCAGCAGATGATGCAATTGAATTGACAGGTTCAATGGCTGATTATGTCAGTGCCCTTAGAAAAACAATTAAGTAATTAGGAGATCCTATAATGGAACAAACTTATGATCGTCTCGTAGAGAAATGGTCTCCAGTATTGAACGAAGAGTCAGCGGGTACAATTGCTGACGCACACAAGCGTTCTGTTACTGCAGCCGTTCTAGAGAATACAGAGAAAGCTTTGCATGAGCAAGGCCTAATGGAAACAGCAGCTAACGCAGCTGGTAACGGTGTATCTACAGTAGATGGTGGCACAGGTGCTGCATCTAACTGGAACCCAATTCTAATCTCACTAGTACGTCGTGCGATGCCAAACCTAATGGCGTACGATATTTGTGGTGTTCAGCCAATGTCAGGTCCAACAGGCTTGATTTTTGCAATGAAATCACGCTACAAAACAACAAAAGCTGGTGCAGTTGGTACAGGTTCAGGTACAGAAGCACTATTCAACGAAGCGCTAGTTAACTACTCAGGTGATTCTTCAACTACTTCAGGTGGTTCAGAAGGTCCATCTGGTCTAGCAGGTATCTCAGATACTGATGCAGACGCAACCATCGTTGATTCAGGTGCAGACTACGTTCCAGTAACTGGTGATGCATACACAACAGCAGAAGCTGAAGCACTAGGTAATACTGGTGAGGCATTTGCTGAAATGGGTTTCACCATTGAAAAAGCAACTGTGACAGCGAAGTCACGTGCGTTGAAAGCAGAATATACACTAGAGCTTGCACAAGACTTGAAAGCAATCCATGGTCTAGACGCAGAGACAGAATTGGCAAATATCTTGTCAACAGAAATCTTGGCTGAAATTAACCGTGAGGTTGTTCGCACAATTAACGCTCAAGCGAAAATTGGTGCACGTCAAGCTAACGTAACAACTAAAGGTATCTTTGACTTGTCATCTGATGCCGATGGTCGTTGGTCAGCTGAAAAATTCAAAGGTCTTGGCGTTCAACTAGATCGTGAAGCAAACACAATCGCAAAAGAAACACGTAGAGGAAAAGGTAACATGGTTATCTGTTCTTCAGACGTTGCTACAGCGCTTGCGGCTTCAGGTATGTTGGATTATGCTCCAGCGTTGTCAACAAACTTGAATGTTGATGACACAGGTAACACATTTGCGGGTGTTCTAAACGGCCGTATCCGTGTGTATATCGATCCATATGCAAACACAGATTACATCACTGTTGGTTATAAGGGCACAAACCCATATGACGCAGGTGTATTCTACTGCCCATACGTACCACTAACTATGGTACGTGCAGTTGGTGAGAACGACTTCCAGCCACGTATCGGGTTTAAAACTCGTTATGGCATGGCATCAAACCCATTCGTTGGTTCAGATGCTGCGGATGGTCTAGCGGCTAACCGTTCTAACCAGTACTACAGAATTTTCCGTGTTGACAACATCTTGACATAAGATTAAGAGTTACGGATAAAAACTTAGGGCCGCTTTCGCGGCCCTTTTTTTATTCTTCAGTTTCAGTTTCTTCAACTTCTTTCATAGCTTTTATATCTTTATTAAGAGATATAATTTCAGCTTCAAGTTGAGTAATTTTTTGTTTGAGAGTATTGTTTTGTACCCACATATTTTTATCGACATCCTGTAGTTCTTTAAACAAATAAAAAACTACAGCAGCTCCAAAAAATATTAAACATGCAATAACAATTTCCATTAACAATCTCCACTTGCATCCCAAACATATTTACTGTATTTATATTTAGGACCGAAGATTACAATATCTGAGTCACCTACTTCAGTAAAGACTCTTTCATCATAAACTTTATGGATATATGCTGGCCCTCTCCAGATACGATATGCCCGAACATATTCGTCTCCTCGAAAACCTACATAGTGAACAGTACGATTAGTGGTGCACATGCAATAACTCCTGTTAGTGTTAGTTGTATCCCACGCCATAATATAATTTGATTCATAATTAACTCCTTACCTCATACGCCCAAGCTAGTATCTCCAATCTCCCCGCACGGCCTTATTGACGTTGCCGCTCTAGTTTGATTGAAACTAACATCCCCTAAGAGATCGTGCTTTCAGGTGGCCTGCCCTCCACACGGACGTATGAGGAAAAGAGTTATGCTACTAACTCTCGAATCATTTTATTTAACACTTTTAGTTGATCCTCTTCAGGATAACGCTTAAAGGTAGGATCAACGCGAACGCCGTTTTCACCTAAAAATTCGATTAATTCATTTATTTGTTTAGTCATATGAGACTCCTTATATTTAACTTATATTATCAGTATACACTATTTCTTTTCAAATGTACACCTTTTTGTTTCGTTTAAAATCAACAGCTTATAATTTTTTTACTGAGGATCTTCTACCCAATCCCAAAATGGTTCGATGACTTCCATTTCATCAAAACCTTCTTGTGTCCAACCACGAGCTTCAGCAAAAGCTTCAACAATATGGCTATAGTGCATGTTTCCCCAAACACCAGTAGCTTTTGCCCAGCGACCCATGTCTGATTTAACCTCAGCTTGCATATCACCTTCACATACATATGGATCGATCCGGCGACCCTCCTCTTCAATGAACAAGTTATCAATTGCGAATTTTTCGATATCTGAATAAGTCATTATGCTGCTCCTTTTAAAGCTTCTAGATTAGTAGTGCGGATCATACCCCACTTCCAAAGACCACGATCATCAACTTCATTATAAAGTTGTTTATGACGAATGTCTGCTTCTTTTGCTGACTCAAACAATTCGATTACAAAATCGCCTTTAGCGTTGTTTGCTTGTACTTGATATTTCATTATGCTACTCCTTCATAGTCGTCTGCAAGTATTTCCATGCATTCACCGATATACTCTGAGCTATAGATACCATTTAGATCCATATGCATATCAGCATCAACGAAGTTCCATTCAATAGAGCCATCAGCACGTACATTCTCATCGTTGGCCACAGCCGCGTTGAATGATTCGATTACGTCGTTCTTGATCATTGAGCCATTTGGTAGTAACATGTTGATCTCCTTTATTCACCTTATGTAACTAATATAACATATAAAAAACAGTTTGTACACCTTTTTGTTTGCAATGAAATCAATAACTTATAATTTTTCTTCTAAAAAGATTTTTATTTACATTTGACTCAAAATATTGTACAATACTACACATATAAATAGCATTAAAGAAATCAAGGATTTTACTATGCCAACCCTCAATCCAAATGTTACTGTAGAAGTAGACAATATATCTTCTGGCCTTAATGGTATTAGCTATCTACAGCCAACATCATTTAAATTGACAATTGATCGTAAGCATTATCCTAATTTGGAATTTTTTTGTCAAACGATTTTACATCCTTCTATGAGCATAAATCCTGTAGAAGTGCCTATCAAACGAGTTGGTTCTATTCCGTTTGCTGGGGATAAGTTAGTATTCGGTGAACTAACAGCTATTATTATTGTAGATGAAAATCTGAATGCTTATACAGAAATGTTTAACTGGATGGATCGTTTAGTTGACACAAATGAAACTCAACCATTAGGTAGAAGCACGACAGCTATGCCTACATATTCAGATATTAGTTTATCCATATTATCAAGCCATAATAATACAACTAGAATAATAAAATATATAGATTGTGTGCCAGTGAGTCTTGGTGATATGACTTTAGAATCTACTAGTGGTGATGTACAATATATTACATTTCCTGCAACCTTTAGATTTTCTACATTCCAACTTAGTTAAGTGACCGGAGTATATTATGACATTGGAACAAGTATTGGACGAGTGGTCCAAAGACTCTCACATTCCTTCTAACAATTTAGACGAGGCCTCACGTGAAACGCCTAAGCTTCACGCAAAGTATCTTAGTCTATTATCTAATGCCAAACTGCGCCTCAGAAAAGCAGAGATGGACCAGAAATCACTGTTAAAATTAAAGTGGCTGTATTACAATGGTAAAATGTCTAAAGAAGAAATTGAATCACAAGGTTGGGATTATGATCCATTTGATGGATTAAAGATCTTAAAAGGTGACATGGACTATTACTATGACTCTGAAAAAGAGATCCAAGAGTCAGAACTGAAAATTCAGTACATTAAGACTCTTATAGATACTCTAAAGGAAATAGTTGATACGTTGAGATGGCGGCATCAAACAATTGGTAATATGATTAAGTGGAAGGTGTTTGAAGCCGGTGGCTGATATAATTTGTAGACTCAGAGACTATTCAATGTTAGAAGTAGACTTAGATGCTGGTTATGCAGCAGAACTAAGTGAGTACTTCTCGTTCTATGTGCCTGGTTATAAGTGGATGCCTGCATATAAGAATAAGGTATGGGATGGAAAGATTCGTTTATTTAATCGTATGAACGGAGAACTTCCTGCTGGTCTTTATGTCTATCTACTTAAGTTTGCTGCAGAACGTGGTTATACTGTAGATACTGAAGAAACAGATTACGGACTACCGATGCAGGCAGAACCTGTCAGAGAGTTTGATAAATTTTTAAAGGTATCTAACCTACCATTTCCACCACGGGATTATCAATACGATGCGGTGATTAAAGGACTGCAAAGATCCAGAGCAATACTCTTATCTCCTACTGGTTCTGGTAAATCATTCATCATCTACTTACTCATTAAATATTATATGTCAATGCTACAGGAAAAAGGTAAGATTCTTATTATCGTACCCACAACATCTCTTGTAGAACAAATGTATGCAGACTTTGAAGAGTACGGCATGTTAGTAGAAAACTCTTGTCACAAGATTTATTCTGGTAAAGATAAAGTTACAAAGAAGCGGGTCATTATTTCAACGTGGCAGAGCATTTATAAATATCCTAAGAAATGGTTTGAACAATTTGGTATGGTAATCGGTGACGAATGTCATGGATTTAAATCTAAGTCGTTGTCATCTATTATGAACAAAGCCACACAGGCTAAATACAGATTCGGTACAACTGGTACATTAGACGGAACTCAAACGCATAAACTAGTACTTGAGGGTTTATTTGGTCCAGTCTATAATGTCACAAAGACTAAGAATCTACAGGATGATGGAACACTCGCACCACTTGATATTAAAGTCTTACTTATGAACTATCCAGAATCAGTAAGACAGGACTTTGGAAAGAAAACATATGCAGAAGAAATTGACTTTATTGTTGGACATGAAGGTCGTAATCGGTTTATTCGTAATTTGGCTTTGGGCTCTGATGGCAATACTCTCGTCTTATTCCAGCGTGTGGATGCTCATGGCAAGCCACTCTTTGAACTGATAAGTAATAAAGCAGCTGAAGAAAGAAAGGTTTTTTACGTATCTGGCGAAACTGATACAGCTGATAGAGAAGCTATTCGTAAGATAGTAGAAAAACAAAAAGATGCAGTTATTGTTGCAAGTCTAGGTACTTTTTCTACTGGTATAAATATACGAAACTTGCATAATATTATCTTTGCTAGTCCGTCAAAGTCTCAGATTAAAGTTCTGCAATCAATTGGAAGAGGACTTAGACAATCAGACGATGGTAGAACAACTAAGCTATTTGATATTGCAGATGATCTGCATTGGAAACAACAGAAAAACTTTACACTTCTCCATTCTGCAGAGCGAGTAAAAATTTATGAAAAAGAACAGTTCAATTACAAAATAATAAAGGTAGACCTAGATGGGTGATATAAAACAATTTGTAATGTCAAATGGTGATGAAATAATCTGTGAAGTTGTTGAATGGAACACCAAAACTGACCCGAATATTGTGGTTCGTCGGGCTTATGTGGTCGATATATCTGATGATCCGATTAGAGCTGTAAGATATTTTGCTATTAAACCATGGATGATGTTTCAGTCAGCTGATGATATTTTTAATACCATTAATTCTATCCATATTATGTCAGCCGGTAACCCGCATCCAAATATGCTTAAACAATATGAAGATGCTATTAAAAAAACAGAAATGTCTGACGACGAGCTGGAAGAAAATTTAAAAGCTAGATTAGTAGAGCTTGGGATTGACATAAATACAGATAGTAATCACAATGACAACATTGTTCCATTTCAAAGATTTGATAAAGATAAACTACATTAATGGCATTTCTAGTGCATCCTTTACCTCCAATTTCTGTATACGTTCGGAAAGAATATCTTTACGATCTAGATCCAGCATACGAAGGTCAGTTCACACCTGGCATATGGATCAGTGTAAAGAGTGTAAAGTACAAAGCATTATATTTTGAAACCCTCTTAACTGACTATGGCGCGCTTTATGATAAGTTACCAATCTCTGCTTTTGTTTGGAAAACAGATCATGACGAATTACTTCCGCTTGATGTGCTTCAGCTTTGGGATTGTTTTGATTACGACATTACCGTTGTCCAAAAACCAATCTTGTCACGATGCGAATTTTTTGGTAAAGACAAACGCATGCACGCTGGTGAATACGAATTTACCATCGATAATTGTCACCGGGATACTTCCATCATTGACACCAACTTCTCAGAACACGACCCTGAGCACAAATCATTTAATGTTATTAGACTCGACAATGGTCAATTCGCTGCGCAGCCTAATAACCGGGTT